GAACATGCCCACTACTATACCCCTGGACTTCTTGGAACGTACGCTTGTAAGGTCTGGCACTGTAATGTTCTATTATGATGAGAACATAGGACATGATGTACTACAAGCCGAAGTATTAGGCTTTAACAGGCATAATCAGCCTACTCATGCAAGGAGCACTATCTATTCTACAGAACAACCCATTTCGCCTATTTCTCGAAAGGTTGCTAGGTTAACAGACAGCGAGAGAGCAGTAGAGGAGTTCAATGAACTTACAGACGCTGTTCTTATTAGTAATATGGCAAATGGAGAGAGTTGCAAGACAATAGTCGACCACTTCGCAGAACGCTTGGCACTCACACAGCAAGCCTTTGACACTAACCTATTGTGGCAAAACATCCCCTATATATTCCAGGTGGATAGTGACGAAATGAGGCTTTCTATCGAGAGAATGTTCGCTAACATATTTGGAGGCAAGCCCTTCACTATCGTAGATAAACATCTACTAGCTAGCAACCAGGACAGAACAGGAGTACCCGCAGGAATTCCATACATTGGAAAGGAACTTATGGACACGCGCAATGAAATAATGATGAAATTTCGAGAAACTGTGGGGATTAACACAGCAGGTGTAGACAAGGCAGAGCGTACTAATACGCTAGAAATAACAAGTAATGCACAACACACAAAAACTGTACTACAAATTATGTTGGAACAACGTCAGATAGCGTGTGACAATATCAATGCTTTTTATGGTCTGAATGTGTCAGTAAATGTAGTAGGGGCAGAAGACTTAGAAGAGTGGGAAGAGGGGGAGGTAGAAGACAATGGCGACAGTGACAGTGGAATTGAGGAACCTACTGAAAACTAACTTTGAATTATTCGACTTTCCATACCAGTTTGATGATAAGGCTTTTGCCCAGGAACTAGAACAGGCAGTGATTGACCACTATTGGAACTATGAGATAGGACAAGAAACACCAGACGACTTTAAAAGAGTATTTCGCAGGAGATGGTTACAGGCAGTTAGCTACTACAACAAGCTCCATAACACAACCCTGCTAGAATATAATCCCCTCATTAACTACAAAATGAATGAGGCACTTGAGCAGTTGAGCAAGACAAGCAGGACAGAGGACAGCACAACCCAGGCAAACACAGACAACACAAGGACAGACAACACCCAAAGCACTACAGACACTAACAGCAAAGCAAGCGACTACCCACAGCAATCCATTGCAGGGGGGAACTATTTAAGCGGGGAACAGGTAACAGACAGCACCATAAAAAACACTGGAACAGTGAAAGACAACAGCAACGCCACAAGTTCGGGGGCAACACAGACAGAGGGAACAGACAACACAGAGTATGAAAAGACAATCGAGGGACTAACAGGGACAACGTACCAGGAACTCATACGAAAAGAAAGGGATAACATGCTAAGAATTACAGGTATGGTAATAGAGGAATTAAAACCGTGTTTTATATTAGTATATTGAAAGGGGAACAGGCATGTCTAAAAAATTCAAACACCTACGAGTACCAGACCACTGGGAGCAATATTGGTCTAGATATCCACAGGGCTACACGATATTAGAGGCGCTGATTAACTGGGTTTCACAAGTGGACGACATGGTAGACAACGTAAACGACTGGAACACCTACCTAGACGACTTTGTGCAGACGTTTGATAAAAAGTTACAGGGAACAGTCACAGACATTTTAAGCGACTGGCAGAAAGATGGTACACTGGAAGTTATTATAAGTGACGCACTAGACACAGCAGTAAAAGCCCTGGGAAAAAGAACAGACGAACTGGAAGAAAGACTGGCTAATTTCCATGGAGGCACATGGAAAGTATTTAAAGTTAATAAGCCTGGGGACGTAACTACACAGTTACAGGAATTTTTTGACCAGGCAGAACAGGGTGACACCTTAATCATACCTGCGGGGACATATGAAATAAGTAAAAACACAGCCCTATCTGGCTTTCCTAAAAATGACCAGCCATGCGTATTAATTCGAGATAAGAAAGACCTGCACATTGTGGCATATGGGGCAAACTTGAAAGTCAACACACACGCCCAAGGAGCATTGGAAATTCAGCAATCTGAAAATATCACGATTGAGGGATTAATTACAGAAGGCTATGGCAGGTTTGTCCCACTAGATGGCAACACAGGAATAGGCGAAAAAGGGAACAGTGAGCAAGGATATCACACTAGCGGTTTTTGGAATTACAATAAGAATAACTCATATGACACCAGTGGTGACACACGTCACGGCAATAATGGACAGCCCTGGGGCATGTTTGGGGGTGGGTATATTGGTAACGTCGGCTCTGGCGTATTGATTCAGAACGCTTGTAAAAATATTACACTCATTCGCTGTGAGTCATTCGGCTTTAACTATTCTGGCTTTCACGTAGGACACTGGGGTGATGATGAAAACTACCCTACTAGTGAACATATTGTATTTGATAATTGCTATGGGCATGATAACTATTCTAGTAACTTTGCCTCATCTAAAGCAGATGGCTTTAAAATGGTGAACTGTCTTTCTGAAAGAGCAGGACATCCAGACGCAAAACCACTTACAGACGTACAAGCTAACCCTGGGTATGGCATAACCCTGGCAGGCGGTTTGCATGCAATGACGAACAATGCAGTAATAGTAAATAATACATTCCGTGACAATATCCGTAAAGGAATTGACGCCCACGCAGGTGAAAATATTATCATTCAGGGCAACCAGGTGTATGATTCATATTACCAGGGGATATTTGCTACGTGGTCTAGTGCTATTCAATCAATGAAAAATGCGATTATTAGGGACAACATCATTGAACGGTCTGGACATAAAGGTGGGGCGCTATTCGTTAGGGGTAGGATTGACCCAGAATATAGTGAAGAAAATGTGAAGTTGAATACTATTGTTAGTGGCAACATTATTAAAAAAGGTGGTGGCGGGTCGAACAATGGTATTTTCCAGGCTACGACTTTTGGCAACCTAACGGTTACAGATAACATATTGGAAGACGTGCTGGACACCTACGCAGGGGACATTATGAACGGCTTTTTAATCGGGAGTTCATTACCAAGCTTTGCCCTGCAAATGAGTAACAATAAAGTTATAGACAAGACAGGTAAAATATTTGTGGGTATGCAAATATCAGAAGTGGAAGAGGGCATAGTGAGTGGCAACCTGGTCAAACTAGTTAGCAGTCGCCCTGGCTTTGGTATATATGCCATTAAAAATGGTGACGTAAACTACACAGACAACCTGGCAAGCATTGCAGTAGGGACACCCCTAAACATTAACCAGACCAGGGGCAATAACGTAGGCAACACAGGGGTAGGCGGTACAGTAGATAGTCTGTACGGGGAAACAAAGGTACAGCAGTTAAAAGCAGGCCAGGTGAAAGCAATGTACCCTGTTCAGATTACCAATCAACAAGTCGTAACTGTAGGCGTGCCAAACCAGTTTGTCGGAATAGTCAATGACGATAGTGGCAGATATGTCATGTTTTCGTCCATAACCAAAGACACAGTAGTGGAAATTGGCACAGGGGTAGGCTTTGGACTATTCTCAAACACGGTACTTACTGGAACAACGGGGGACTCTGGAAAAATCAACATAGGCAAAAAAGACGGCAAACTATATTTTGAGAACTACACAGGCTCCAATAAAAAAGTGGCATTGACGATATTATAAGGGGGCATATCTTATGTTAGAACAGCTACTAGCAAACCCAGAGCAAATAACCTTTACAGTGTTGTTTGTGGGACTACTGGTATATGTCATGAGGACAAATGATTCAAGGGAAAATCAATACAGAGAAACAATTGACCGACTAACGTCGGCACTCGGAACACTGGAAGACGTGGAAGAAAAAATCGACATGTTGAATTCCAGCCTACGAAGGACAGATAAGTAAACAAACCGTACACATGTAAACAGAAATGTAAACAGGAGTGATAGTTATGTGGTACTCACCTCGCCCGCAGTTAACATACAACCGAATATACAACTTCGCTGTAGGTGTGCGGGGTGGCGGTAAAACCATGAACACTCTCATTGATTTCATTGAACTGTTTGAAAAAGGAAAAGGGCAGTTTGTCTACCTACGACGACGAAAAGTAGACCTGGACGACGCTTGCTCAGGGACAAAGGCAGGAGGCGACCTGTTCGCAGATATTCGCGCTCATGGCTACTTTCCAGGGGTGGAGTTAAAAGCAGTAGCAGACAAATCAGGAGGATATAACCTCTACTACAATGACAAAATTATGGGGTATGGTAGGGCACTTTCCACCGCAAGGCGCTCTACTTCTCTCCCAGAGGTAGAAAGAGGAGTATTCGACGAATTTTTAATAGATGACACAGTGGGACATGACCGCTATTTAAATAGTGGCAATGAAAAATTCCTATTCGACAACTTTTATGAAACCATCGCGAGAGGGCGCGACATCCCTTTTTTCTTCCTAGGCAATGCTTTCAGTATGGTGAACCCATATTTTTTAGAACTAGGAATTCGCATAGATGAGCCAGAAGACAACAAAATATACAAGGGCAAGCACTGGACAGTGGTATTCTGGAAAGATAAGGATTACCTGGCACAAAGAGAGAAAACACAATTTTACCAGGCAAATGCGGGTACTTCTTTCAGTGAACATGCCTTTGGCAACTCGTTCTATCTGGACCGCAAGGACTTTGTCCGCAAACGTAGTCAAGACAGCGAACACCAATTTAGTTTGGTCTATCTCGGGAAAACGTATGGTGTGTGGGCAGATTGGAACAAGGGCGAATACTATGTTTCCACCAAAGGAGCAAACACGACCAGGGAGAAGACCATCTCCATGAGCCTGGCAGACAACAAGCCAAATAACGTCAGTATCAGGCGTTACCGTAATATGCCGTTCATGCGGGCGTTCCGTATGGCAGTAGACAACAATAGCGTGTATTTTGATAGTCTAGAAACCTACAACAAAATGAATGAAGTTATTTATCTATTAAAAACTATCACATAGGGAGTGTTATACTAATGAGAGAAGTAATAGAAGGATTGAAAGATATTATTGAAAATCCGGATGATTTAAGTTCTATCCCTGGTCTGGTGGAAAAGTTAACAGCATACCAGAAGACAAATGAACAACGCGCAAGCGAAGACCTGGAAAGAATCACAAAGCTACAAGACGCAAATCGTAACCTCCTCGCCCAGATCCCTGTGAATACAGGAGAGCCAGAACCGAAGGATGAGCCAGGCGAGGCAACTTTTGAGCAAGCGCAGGAAGAACTACTAAAAGCAATGCAAAACATGGGAGGTAATTAATTATGGCAAAAACACAAGGAACAGATATGAGTGTCATTCTAAACAATATCCGCGCGACCGCGTCCAGTGCATATCAAAGCGCTGTTCCCATCGCAACAGCTAGTAACATCACAGATGTAGGACATGCTGTACTTCGCGCACCACAAGCAATTAAAAATGAATTCATGCAAGAATTGTACAACAAAATTGGATTAACACTTGTGGACTACCCTGTTGTCAATAACCATCTGGACTTCTTGAAAAAGGGTAGGTTGGAATATGGGCAAACCATCGAGGACATTTATGTAGGTCTAGCAAATGCCGAGCCTTATATTACGGGCATGGCAGATGGGGACTATCCAGACCCATTCAAAATTCATAAAGTCCCACACCGTAGTGCATTTTATCACACCATTTTGTCCAGGCAATACCCATTAACTCGACATATCAGCGACTTACGCAAAGCGTTCCATGGTAGTGGCAGTATGGAACAATTTATCGGGGGCATGATGAACGCTATTACAAGTCGTGAAGCGTTCGACGATTACCGCATGACCGTGGCACTCATGGCTCGACAAATTGAAGAGGCAAGCAAAGAACATGAGGACAATAAGCACAAGGGACGCGTACAGCTAATTACCCTGTTTAACAACACAGTGGACACAGCTGACCAAGTGACAGCAGATAACGCCTTCCACAGCCAGAAGTTCTTAAAGTTCTTCTCCAATCAGCTAAAGAAATGGGCAAAGCGTATGAACTACTTACGTGAAGACCTAAACATTGCAGGTGTACCAAACATTCTGCCGAAATCCCAACAGCGGATTATGATGATTGGCGACATTCTGGTCGACTTTGAAACAGAGCTACTCGCATGGGCTTACCATAATGGAAACTTGGATATTGGCGGAGTGGATGAGATTGACGCATGGTACTCCATTGGAGCAGGAGCAGAGGAAGAAGAGGGCGTCGTCGTCACACCGGACGACATTCAGATTAAGTCCACATTCACAGAAGACGAAGTCCAATGTGTAGCCGTTATCTATGACCCGGGCATGTTGAAAATATACAATAAGGAACATATCGGGTCTACCCAAGAGAATGCGGCGGGTAACTACTGGAACTTATTCACTTCCGTAGAAGACATTTACGCGGGCAGTCCTTACAAGAACTTTGTGTACTTCACACTAGATTAATAGATGGCATTACAGATAAGGGGCTTGTCAGAAATGGCAAGTCCTTTTTTGATAACAAAGGAGGAACTGGCATGAGCATGACCATGTTACAATTATATAAGAACCCATACAACTACCCAGACTATGGCAGTATAACCGCTGTTGGCAATGCAATGGAAAGTACGCCGGTTGGCACCGGTCTAAAAACTGGCACTATTCGTGTCAAAGGAACAATGGCAGATTTTATGAATTGTAATTACTTGGGGATTACCAGAAATGGCAGGACGATTTACGCCTGGATAGAGGATGTTGTTTTTCGTAATGCTGGCATGTATGACATTTCATATAGAGTGGATGCCTGGCGAACATACAGAAGCCGGGTGAACTTGGGGACGCAGTTTATTGAGCGCTCCACGACCCCCACATTAAAAAGGGATGACCTCCTCGGAGCGACAAAGGCATACCCAGATGTGGTAGAAACCTTCCATAATATCGGAAACTCGTCTAATCGTATTTTAGTTATCCAAGCAACTGTGGGCACTGGGGAACAATTTTCGAACACGCCTGTTCAGCCAAACCCCCACAAGTTCTATTTTGCAGAATACAATATTCATGCTTGGTCAGCAGACGCTGGTCTAAATTTACTCATGTCTACGATTACGGGGTCTGCTAAACCAGAAAACATTGTGACGATGTATTCCATTCCTCATGTGGACATTAGTCACCTACCAGAACAGCCTTTTACCATTGAGCCGATGGGTGTCACGATAAATGGATTAAAGGCGTTGGGAGAAAATCAAAGTATGCAGGGTAGGTTATTCAATGAAACACCTATCAATATTGGAACAGACGTTGACGAACTACTAAAAGTAGACCACAGTGTACAGCTTGTGATTCCAGACGCCGGCATTATTAGTATTCCGGACTATATGCTGAAAGAGGGCGACCTCGTACTGCGTCAGGATGTGGACATATTCTCGGGTACTAGCAACTATATGGTAACAAGCGGGACAAAGTATTTTACTCAAAGCGTACGTGGTGGAAGTATTGCAAGTATTCCGATTATCTCTGACCCGATGGCAACCTACCTATCTCAAAATCAGAACGCGCTCATGACATCTCTTATTGGAGATGTGGCAAGTGTTAGTGCGGGAGTGATGATGACCGCCGGCACAGGAGGACTAGGCACACTGGCAGGAGCGGGGGCTGTTGCAAGTGGAATTAATGGTATTGTGGGCAAAGGGGCAAGCATTATGGACATGAAAGGAACAGGAAGCAATCCACCTGCTTTTTTAGGCTCGGCACTCGTGAGCAGTTTTAACCAGACGTTCTGGGTCGTCGTGACTAAAATGCCTGTTGATAACAAAACGCTCGTTAATAGTAATTATGGATATCCTATGAATAAACTTGCTCCTTTGGTCTTCCCAACAAGTGGGTATATCAAAACACAAGGTTGTAATGTGTCCAGTGATGGCACTGTCCCACGTTGGGCATTGCAGGAAATAAACACCATGTTTAATAATGGAGTATTAGTAAATTAAAAAAGAGCGCCTTTCGGGGCGCTTTTAGTGTATTATTTATTCGAACTACGACATAATCATTTCACTTGAAACTTTCCTAATTTGTTTAGAAACTTCATCATTAAAAGTTGCTATGTCTGACATCTTTCCTGCATATTTACCGATTATTTGATTTAATCGTTTATTTTCTTCTGTAAGTTCTTTGACTGCTCCTTTGTGCGCTCTCAATTGGTCGCAAACTTCATTATATTTGTCCATTAACTCTAAATACTCTGCATTCATCTTTTTCATCCTTCCTTTATGTCGCATTATATTTCAATTATTCATATTTAATATAGGAAGGGAAACCAGCTTTCTTTAACTTGTTCGCCATGGCTTCTGCGTTCTTTTTACTTGCATATGCACCAACTTGTACATAGTAATATTTTGGCTCTTCCTTTGGCTTGGATTGTCCTTTCACCATATCCATAAATTGATTCCAACTAATCCCCTTTGTAGCAGAGCGCATAAAGCGAGGACAGTTTTTCCCAGACCACCTATTATGTTGTACCACACGTCCTGCGGAAATATTGTGTTTTTTCATCAGGTACTTTACTAGTTCCACTGTGTTTGCGACGGTCTTCTTGTAATCTCCATCACTATTGACACACATTTCAATGTGTATGCTTTCTGTGTTTCCAGAACCCCTACCATCCCCCGCAGACCAACATTGTACGTTGTCGGGAAAAGATTGAATCACCTGCTTGTCATCCACCTGATAGTGCCAACTTGCTTCTCGAGGATTTTTATTACTTTGTAAGTTGGCATGTGCTTGTGCATTGGCTCCTTCTTTGGTGTTATCTGTTTCGTGAATCGTAATGTAATTACATTTGTTCCCTTTTCCATATGAGCGACTATTGATAATACTTTGACTTACTAGCTGTTGTTTAATATTCATCGCCTTCCTCGCACTCCCATTCTTCTCATATTGGTATTGTGTCTGTTGCGGATAAAATACGGTATTTCTTCCTGTTCTGGCGGGTCTGGGTCTGGGTCTGGGTCTGGTACTGTTCCCCCTATATATTGTTCTGGGTCAATCGTTCCTGCTTCTGTCCCGAACCCTGCTTGGCTCGTTGCGACCTCAAAGTGTAGGTGAATTCCGTAGCTGTCGCCAGTGTCCCCCATTGTTCCTATGTGTTGACCCCTGGTAACGGTTTGGCCTACTCCAATAGGGGATTGGCTTTCTAAGTGCAAATATCTGGAAAAGTAGCTGTCGCCTGTGTGCTGAATGTACACCATCCACCCACCAGTGTTTGACCACTGATTAACGATTACTTGTCCTGATTGGGTGGCATAGATGGGGCGGGGGAAACCCTGTCCCCCAATGTCTATGCCCGCGTGAAACTCGTCTAAACCTGTTCCGGGGTGTGTTCTCCATCCGTACGGACTTGTAATCGGTAACCCTGGGGTAGAAGGGAACAGTCCATTACTGGGCATTTTCCCATGCCTCCACAAAATACACCATACGACGATATTTACCCTTCCCAGTAATCATTGGTCTTGCACTTAAAATGTGAATAACGGTGTTATTCTCTGGCACAGCCTCTCCGCGTTTGAAAATGAGATTAGTCGACACATTGAACCAAGTCCCGTCCTCCTCTTTTTCGGACACATTGAACCACACGTCACTTACCGTAAATTTTACCTTTTTTGCTTTGTCCTCAATCTCCTTGTCCTTTCTAAATACGCGTACCACACCATGTAAATGTAAACCATATTGTTGTTTAGTCATTATAAATACCCTCCTGTTTTCTCATTAGTATAATTAATTTTTTAAAATACTTGCGTGTTAATTTAGAACTCATCCTCATTGCTGTCCCATCCCTCCAACTTCACAACTACGATTGCTTTCGTTACTTCCCTTTCTTCCAGACGCCTAATATACGAAGGGGAATGATAGTAATGAAAACTCGTCTTTGTCAATCCCAAGTAGTCGACACACTCATCTGTTGTCCCCATCATAAGAAATTCGTCCCCTCGATAGACAGCATACTCTTTTTCCATCATCCAAACAACGACTCCTTTTCTGTGATTTTAAAGCCTGTAGGCATTAGTTTATTACCTGTGGGCGTGGACACAGTGCGTAGCTTGTTCGATTCCTCGGGCGACACCTCGTGTCCGATATGGAAGTTATCCCAATTTAGACAACTACGCTTTTTGCTGAAATTCCCACTCCCGGGGTCAGCAGGTAACCCCGCGACCGTTGCCAAGAGATTTCCTTCGAAGTCCTCCTCCATATAGCACTTTGCGCGCAAAAATCTCCCGCGTTTAAAACTACCCTCAAAGTCCCATGCGCCTAATGTGTCTTTGCTCATGTCTATCTTTCCTGTTTGTACCGCTTGGTCAACTTTGTCTTGACCACCTCCTTTAATGTAGTGGACACTATCTGTGTCACAGTATAAAAAATGCTCTCCTAGTTCGTTCGCCATTTCTACTAACTGACGTCGTCCCCATGCCGTAATGGCTATCGCCACTGGCAAGAACTTGCGGTTGTACTCCCTTGCAATGTCTACTCTATCTGTTTTCCACACGACCACCTCCTCCCCTAACTCCTCGTCATACTCCAAATGGGGTGTTTTCCCCTCCTTGACTATTTCCTCTCCGAACTTACCATAGAAGCTATTTATATCAATTTTTGCTCGATTCTGCATGGTGTCATATTCCGTTTTTTTCTCGGTGTCAGTCTCTTTCTTGGCTAGTGCTTTGTATTTTACTCGTGTGTTAAAGCGTGTTTCCACAAACCTCGCTACCTCTGGGTGGACTTTCCAGGCCCAGTGGATAGACCACATCCAACGAATAATGGTGATATCGTAGCTTTCCTGTGCCGTCATGTAATCTATACATGATAGTGTCATTCTTACTATTCCGCCACTGTCTGTTAACCACTTGTCGTGTTCTGCCTCTTTGTCTTCTATTATTCCCCCTTCTACTACAGCCTTTGTAGGTATACAAGGCAATTTGTTCTTATCTTTCAAGGTGAATTCGGCAAGCACTTCTGCCACCCAAAATTTTGACATGTCGGGGTGTTTGCCCTCCCCAAACTCATACAGCACATTCCCATATGGTAATTTACACTTACTCGCTTTGTGAGGATAGCTACTTGTAATATCCATCACATTAACTCCCCAATAATCCTTTCCTGCTTTGTGTGGTGGTACGTAACTAATACCTCCCCAATACGCGGGACGCACAGCCTCGTCCACTTCCTCAGATAGTGCGGGAAATCTCCATCTCCATGCGGGGAATTCTGTTTCGAAGTTATGGAATGATTGGCTCGCCTGTGTCTTCTTAAAGCGCAGACCATATAATTCTATATGCTTATTCAGTGTTTCCGCAGGAACTTGTAAGTCATTCTCGAAATATTCCATGTCGCGTTCGTCTGGCACATAGTCCAAAGACCTGTGTTTTGTATAGAAGTCTTGGTCTTCCTCTACCTTTTTGGTAGGTGTACCGTAAATGTCTGGTAGGTAACGAAGGGCTGTCGGGAATAGTTTTTGTGAACACCAGATAGTAATTTTTCGTCGCTTTGTGCACTGAACAGTGATATTATACCAGTTATTGCGACTGTCCACGAGTACACTGAACTCTCCAGGTTGTGGTCTTCCTTCACTTACTGTGTACCCATTCGACATAAGCCATGGAACAATGTAAGAGCCATCGAATTTTAGGTTGTGGAAAGCATATTCCCTATGGGTGTCGTTCTGTCTGGAAAGAATATTGTTCATAAAGTCATCCAAGTTATAGAAATAGGTACTCTCCATTGTTTTTAAGTTCTTATGCCCTGCAAGCCATACCCGCTGATAATAGATTGGCTCACCTGTTTTGCTGTCATACTTGTACACCTTGTCCGTGTCTGTTGTTTCAAAGTCCGCCACGTACATGTTATGTAATTGTGTAGTGCCTCTCCCCCTATCCGACATGTCTTACACTCCCTTTTTTACCCTCTTCTCCTAGCTCTTGTTGGTAGTCCTTCGAATTGCCCAATGTCCTCTGGGAACATTTCATTCAAAGTTTCCTGCATGGCTTGGAGTGAACTATACCGAACTCCAAGCGTCCTAGCTTTATTACTATACAACCTCCAAAATTCTGCTAGTTCTGGTGCTGATAATCTATTAATCTTTTCTAATATGGAAAGCGGGACATCTGTTCCTAGAGAACTCTCCACCGCCATGGCTGTTTTTGACCTCTGTAGGGTGGTGTACTCTGTGATAGAGGGCTTTGTTTGTCCCGGAGCTTTTGGGTCAAAGGAGCGTAGAAAGCGCAGTCGTCTTTCATACGCCTCTTTACTATCAAACACCACCGACCTAGATAGTGGCGTAGTAGGTGTATGCCATTTCTCCCTTACCTGTAAGTCGCCCACAACCTCCTTTGGTAGTACCATCTTTCCAGCCTCACGATATTGCTTTTCTGCTGACCTAATTCTTCTATTCGCTAGCTGTGTTAGTCTTCTTATCTCCTCCTTTTGAGAAGGCGTTAACCGATATTTTGTCAATCTGATTACCTCCTATAATAGTATGTTAGTAGTCTGCCTGTTAACTCGTTCATGGGTATGTCATATTCAATGGATAGTAGTTTAATAGTCTTGTGAATACTCCTAGGAACTTTGAAAGAGTAAGAGAATGTAATACTTGGTAGTTCTTCTAGTAGTGCCTCTTCTTTTTCTTCCTCTTTCATATGCCCTATAATATAGGTTATGTCCCTTGAGTTTAGTTCCCCGCTGTCGCTCATTGCTTCTGCTAGGTATATAGGCAACTTGACATTTAGTGTTTTCATATAATCCACCACCTATCATTACACTCTAGGCAAGTTGCTATTCCTTGAGCGTCAAAATGTTCTTCTGCTTTGTCAAACTCTTCCACCATAATAAAATGTAATTCGCCACAAGTCGGGCACTTAATCATTTGTTCATCATCTCCTGGCTGTTAATGTCTATCTATGTTCCAGTTTAGAATAGTAGTCTACACTTGTCAACAAATAAATAAAATTATTTTGATATTTA